TGGCAGTGGCAGCGTAATACTCATGCTGGCCAAAGTTGAGCTTAACAAGCAGCTCGGGGAACTGGGTAAACACCAGCGTTGCACTAGCACCAAACGCCGCTACCGGAGCTTGATTCAGAACAACCGTGGTTGCACCAGCCGCTGCAGCCGTCGCTACAAACGATCCACTGGGGATGTACTGACCATTCGAAGCAAGCGAACCTACGTCAGTACCCACGGGCAGCGCAAACGGCAGCGCCGAGCAAGTAATGGTTTCAGTAGCAATGCTAGAGAAGGTAGCAGTACCCAGCGACACGGCGGTCTCCTGCACCAGACCCAAAACACGAATGGGCAGAGCCGCAGTCGTAGCCGGAGTAGCGGTGGGGGCAAGCAGGGCGTTTTTACTATTACCGGTATTCAGGTTACCAGTGTTGTTGATGCAGGCCAGATTCTGACCAATCATCGCACGAGCACCAGAAGCAATAACGGTAGTAGCCGAGCAAACAGCCGCTTGGAACACAGTGTCAGGATCGTCGCAAACATAAGCAACCGCATCACCAGCAGCCGTCGAAGCGGGCCAGTATTGCGAGAACTGCTTCTGCTTGGTCGTCGGGTTCGTGTACGAGCAACCCAGGAAAATACCAACCAGAGTACCGGCGGTGCCAGTCGAAACACTGATGCGCTCAAGATTGCCGCGAACCAGGGCAACAAAATCACCAAAGAAGATGTCCGTGCCATACGCGTACGTGATGTTGTACATACGAGTAGAGCCAGCAAACACCTGACCACCGATCAGATTGATCGGCTTTAGCCCGTAAGGGCTATCAACAACAGGGTAAGCCATGTTTAACTCCTAAATTATTGACCACGTCCGAACGTGACCTTGGACTTACGCTCAGCAAAGAGCGGCATCCGAGGATCGTTCTCGCGCATGAAGTTGTTGTCCACCGCCTGCATCTGAGAATCAGCTTGCTGCTGATAATACGCATTGCGATCTTCAACAAGTTCGGTCGGGGTCTTACAAAGCATCAGTCCACCAATGACGATGTTGTCTTTGAACTTATCGTTCTCAACGCTCATCGTTACGATTTCAGGATGATCTGTAGCCTTGACAGGTTCCCAACCTTCTCTAAGCTTTGAGGAAATGTTCATGGGGTCGGCTTGCCCCAGCGTACTGATACGAACCCAGTGAAAGTCCCACCCAGGCTCCGGGTTTGGAGTCGGCAGCAGTTCAGGACGCGCCCAAGATCTGCGACGGGTTTTGCGTTCACGGCTATCTAGTTCACGGTCAAGTCGATTCTCAGCCATTTTGATTCCTCATTTGTTCAGCAACCTTTTGGGCGTAAAGTTCCAGCGGTACACCAAGCCGTTTAGCAAGCGTCACCTGTGTTTGCGTCAGCACGATCTTTTTGGGCGCAGTGCTACGCGTTGCCGGGGCAACCACGTTTGCCGCTTTTTTGCTCGGCTTTGGAGCCGGTGGTTCGTCTTCAGTAGACACAGATTCATCTTCAAACCGGTCAGGGAAGACTTGTCGCATACGCCGGTCGATCCGGTCGTAGTAGTCATCGCTTCGAGGGTCTATACCCTCACGGACTAATTTTTGGTGCAACCCAAGTGCAAGGCTAGTCATTTCCTCATCTGAGCCAAACCACTGATTTTTAGACTGCCAATCTGCGGCTTTTGGATCAGGCACCTGAGTGGATGGTTGTGGTTGTACAACAGTTTCAGTTTTCTGTAAAGGGGGCAGTTTGAAATTCTGAACGCGATCAGCGCGGATCTTTACAGCAGTCAAAGCCTCTTGAGCTTCAACAAGCTGATCAGAATCTCCCGATTCATAAGCCTCTTTATATTTTTTCTTTGCTTGCTCAAGCTCAACAGCAACACGAGCCTTAGCCTGCTCAAGCAAAGCTTCCTGATTCTTATTGACTGAAGCTTTTAGTTTGTTGTTTTCCTCCATCAGTTTTTGGGCCAACTTAAGCGCTTCTTCACGTTCGCGCTGCGCAGCTTCCGCTTTACGTCGCTCGTCGTGGTAGCCCTTAGTAAAGTGCTGAATGCGCTTTTTGACGTTGTCCGAGTAACTATTTAACTCATCTTCTGTCGGGTCTTCAGGAGGCGCAGAAGGCTTACGATTGCGATCTTTTGGCGGCGTGTCGTCCACCACCTCAATCTCAATATCGCTCTCAACTTTAACTTCTTCTTTGGGAGCTAGAGCAGGTGTTGACTCTGCTTTTGGCGGTTTAGGATTAACGTCCAAGACATTTTCAGCAGAGGACACCTCTACCTCAACGCCATCTTTGGGGGGTTTATCCGGGTCAGGGAACTGAAATTCAACTTTTTCAAATGGCATTTTTCACCTCATGCACGCGTAACGCCACGCGGATCGGCAACAACAGCTTCGATGCTGTCGTCATTTAAGAGCCTGTACTCTTGGCCATTAGCTTTGAAGCGAGTGCCTGAGTTAGGGCGGAACATTACAAAGTCACCAACCTTGCACCAAGGGCCATTTGGAAACCGATCTTTATCAGCATAGGCTTGTTCGCCCATGTCAATAACAGCGCCCATCATAGATAGGACGCGTTCCGCATGCTTCGTTGAATCAGCTTTTAACAAGCCAGATTCATACTCCTCTTCTACCTTTGGTAGCGCAATCAGCAGATGGTAGCCCACCGGTTTAGGAAGTTGAGCTTCAAAGTCCGCATCAGTTACCTGAGCATCAGTCATCGTCGTCATCCATATAGTTTTGCGCGAGGTCTTGTACTTCACGCTGTGCGGTCTCTAGTCCTCGAATCAAGCCACACAGTTCTCGGTATTCGGCGTAGTCTTTACTAGCACCGGATACAAGCGAGTCAGCAACCGCGTTTCTATGCGCGGCGATTTTTTCATTCAGCACGTCAAAGACGGTCTTGGCCATTATTAGCCTCTAGGTTTATTGAGTGATGTAGCTACTTTCATTGCCTCAAGCTTAAGTTTTGCCTGATCAATTTGTGCATCCGTCTGGTCTTTCTGCATCTTGCGCTGTACGTCCTGCGCTTTGATCTGCAGCTCTTGCTGCTGCAACTGGAACATAGGATCTTGTTGGATCTGTTGCGCCTGGGCTTGCGCTGCTTTCTGCTGGTTCATCTGAGTCAACTGCTGCCCTGCCTCTGCAATCACACGGCTAAGCTCAACCTCGATACCTTCAGGCAGCTCTTCGTTCGGAGGCGGCAGGGATACGCCAAGCCGCTCCTCCACCATACTGCGGTACTTGAACCCAAGGTGCTCGGCGATATGCGCTTGCAGGGACGCCATAATCTGGTTTGCCATGGGGTTCTGACCAATCGCTTGAGCAATCATGGGGTCCTGCATAAACGCTTGGTGCGCGGTTAAGTGCGCATCGTGGTCCTGATAAATAAACGCTTTGAGAGGTTTGCCAACCAGTGCACCCATATTCTCGGACACAGGATCACGCGGCTTCGCATCTTCAGCAGTCGGCACCAACTTGTCAGCGTTACGGATGCCCAACGTCTCAATCATCTGCCGGTGCAGATAGGGCAAGTCATAGATCTGTGGCGCGTTCTGCGCCATCTGGAACACCGCCTGATACTGCACAACCCGCTGCGCCATCGTGCTGCTGTTGGGGTCGCTTACCGGAATTACCTCTACCGTTGCGTAGTCTTCACTACGCGCACGACGGTCTACACCTTCAGGTATGTAGTCATACGGCTCATCTGCATACTCGGCAATAATCTCTTTAAGGAGTTTGAACTCCTGCTTCATCGCAAAGTGCACACGAGCCTGCACAGCCGTCATCGGTTTAAGTGCACGTTCGAGCAGTGCAAGGGTGGTGCCTACAGGAGCCTGAGCGCTCATGTCGGAGATGTTCATGTCGCTGATTGCACCCAGCCTTCTGCCTTCTTGCGTAATCCGCTCAAGCAGTTGAGCTAAGACTTGTGACGGCTCCTTATAAGGGAGCGTCATAATGTTGTCCCGCACCGTCCCGCTAGGTACGTCCACATCTCTAAACTCACCCGGCGCGATAGGTGTGTCATCGCCCTTAATACGCAGTCCACGGGACTTCAGTCCGCCTGGAAGGTTACTCAGTGTGCCTGCGTCAACAAGCTGCCTGATGATGCTCGTGCCTGCACGGGCATAACCACCGATAATGTGAATCAAACCCAGACAGTAGAACCCGAACCCCGGCACATAGCCATAATGCACAAAGTGCTGACGTGGCCGCTTCAGTGCATCTGTGGGGTCATAGTTCCGCCGAATGGCTAAAACAGTGTTTGTACCCTTGTCGATAGTTACCACATAGGGCTTAGCCAGATCGTCTTCGTCATCTACACCATTAAGCTTCAGCTCGGCATGGATCTCATAGAGGGCATAGCGATCATCTGAAGTTAAGGTAAACCCACCCTCTTCGGCTTTTTTCTTCTCAATGTCCGTGTAAAACTGCACAGGCTCGCCTAGCTCAACCTCACGATAAAACCCAGCAGCCTGCAGATGCTCAAGCTCATTTTTGGTCTTGCGCATGATGTGCGTCACGCGCTCAGCCATCTCTAAGTGCGACGTGCCATAGGGCACGATGACATCCTCGGCGGGAATGTAAATAGATACTTGACGCCCAAGCCGTGGATCAACATAGACCTTCTTAAATGCAGAGCCCGCAAGGCCAAGGCTGTAAAGCATTCTTTCATGCTCACTGCGGTACTCCACCATACGCTCCGTGAGCTGGTAGTTCATATCCGCCTTGACCCGCATGGCGGCTTCTTCTTTTTCTTTGGTCACACGACCAAGAATCTTTGTCTTCACCGGCCCCTGTGCAGGGAAAGTCTCTGCCATAGTCTCGGCTTGGAACCGAATGGCTGCTTCAGCAAGCAACGTGGAATACACACCACAAGCGTCATCCCACGGCTCAGTACGATCTTCGTACTTAAAGCCCAAGACCTCTAAACCCTTAACGTACGTATCTGCCCAGTCTTTACGAGCGTTAATATCCGCATCAACAAGACCCACTAGCTCGCTAGCCAAGTTGTTTAGCTCACCTTCTTCAAGCACCTCTGCTAGGTTCTCATCAAACGCACCTTCACTCTCGGCGTCTTCCGGCACCAGTGTGATCTCTACACTGCCATCTGCAAGAGTGACCATCTCGGGGTTTTGGATTTCAATCTCTAACGCAGGCTGATCCTCCATGAAATCAATCCCTGTTGGTGCAGCATACAAACCTTTATCCATCAAGCTGGTTGCCATGATCTTTCCTAGTAATAGGCACCGCGTTTACGGCGAAAGAAGACAGGATCATCCGGTTCATCACTGGGTAACCGTATAAACCCACCCTGCCTGAATCTCATAAGAGCAAGAGTAGTTGCGTCCACCAAGTCGTCATGTTCCCCTGAAGGAAACGAAGCTACTTCGTCCACTAGCTCTTCAGCCCAACTGGTTCTTGGTACCCACACTCTATGAGACGCAATTACATCTGAGACCGAATTCAGACGGGCAATCTTATCTTGTCCCCGACTGGGCGTATACTCCTGTACAGGTACGCCAACCGCTCGTAGATCGTAGATCAAAGGCGCTCCAGATGCTTTTTTCTCAATAAGCACCCCATCTGGCTCATACTCTTTGTACTCGCGCAACACATCGCGCTTTAGATCTGGGTACTCAACACGCTTTTTATAGACGTTTAGCAGTATGATATTTGGATTGTTACGATCTTCTTCGGGGTAGAAAATGCCCCAGGTAGTACCCGCAGAGTAGTCTGCACGATTGTGTTTTTCAAAAGCGGTATCCCATGTCTGTAGGATATATTCGCACTGAGGTGGGTCATCCTTCTCCCACCACTGCCACCAGTCGCGCTTTACTATTGCGCTCTCGTTCCCAATTGGATTTTGCTGGTACTGAGCCTGCCACTTTGCGTTCGGTAGCTCCTCGCGCAGGGCTTCCAGCTCTTCTTGTGACCAAAACTGAGGCCAAAGAGGGTTACCTGACGGCAAAATTGCAGGAAACTCAATAACCTCCCACTCTTCCCCACCACGGAGAGCGCTAGCTTTTAATACTTGACCCGTTAAGTCTCGTTGTGACCACCTAGTCATCACTATGACGATAGCCCCACCCGGCTGCAGACGCTGGCGGGGGCCAGATGTGTACCACTCATAGACCTTGTCATAGACTTCAGGGCTGGTAACCGCAAGTGCAGCCTCTTGTTCGCTGTGTGGGTCGTCAATAATCAATATGTCGGCACCTTTACCGGTCACCGCACCCCCAACACCAATAGCAAAATAGTCACCACCGACGGAAGTGTTCCATCTTCCAGCTGCTTTTGAGTCAGCCTGCAGGGAAACCCCAGGAAAAACGTCTTTGTACGCCTCAGAATCGACCAGATTTCGTACTTTTCGACCAAAACCCACTGCCAACTCAGCCGTGTGAGACGTCTGAATCACCTTTTTGTGGGGGAACCTACCCAAAAACCACGCTGGCAGCAGATAAGAAGCAAACTCGCTCTTGGTATGCCGAGGCGGCATGTTAATAATCAGCCGTTTTAGCTCGCCAGAGGCAACTCGCTCAAAAGCAGACGCCATCCGCTTGTGATGTGCACCTGAAATGAAGGTCGGCCAGACCTTTTCTACGAACTTAATGAACCGGTGTTGGCACAGTTCACGTTGTTTTAGCCGCTCCAGCTTAGTTAGCTGAGCCTCAAGCACACGTAAGTCGGTTTCGGACAGCTTTCCGCTGTTGAGCAACTGCTCTATATCTTTGAGAGTAACGTCGTTACTCTGCATCGCTCGTCCTCGGGATCACTTCTACCGGCCCAAGATGCGCATCAAGATCGTCAATCGGAGTTACGTCCACAACATCGGCATTTAGCAGCCGCTTGATACGTTCTTTAATGCTGTGCTCCAGCCCTTCACTTGTTGTGTGATGGACTGTAACTTCACTGCGCTCCGTAAAGAGCCCAATATCAGAATGTTTGCCTAGCAGCTCTAGAGCTTTTAATTCAATCTTTGGGTCGCCGCAGTCAGCTAGCAGCAGAAGTTTATTGGTGATGAAGTTTCGCGCCTCTAGCGCGTCACCAAAAGATGGAAAGTTATGCCTACGAACTAAGTCAGCAACGGCTTTAGCCTCTGCGGTTACAGCTACCGACCTAGTTTTAGCCTGCCCTGTTAGAAGGGCCTGGGCTTTATGTACATCATTAGCTGAGTAATCAATTGAAGAACCCAGCTCTTCAAGCAAATCAACTGTGTTTACTGCAACAGCAAGCGCATCCTTAGGCGTTTTAGCTTCTTCATCAGATAGATCAAACGGCAACGGATGATCCGCAGTGGGTTGAATTGTTTGCATATGTGTGCACCGAAAGTATCGGGATGCGCGGACTGTAACAGAAATATATACCCCATAGCAATAAAAGGAGGTTGGGACTCCTATAGGGGGGTGTTTCTATATACGAGGGGGTGGGGGTTGTGCACCACGAAATAAATTTTTAAAAGTGGGTATCGAGTGAGTGGAACACAGTGATTGGGTCCCTCCCCCCCTCTTTGTTAGTAAGTGCTCACTCCCCCCACGGTGGGGTTAGCGAGTACTCACTATCATCGACCTTTCTTTTTATACCACTATTTACTTGTCACGCCGACATGAGCTAGGGGGTTTTTTCGTGTTACTTTCTGGTCATCGGTTCACACCGATACCGCAAAGGCGGTTTCCCTGGTGTATCGGGGACGGACGAGGGCTTCGACTAGCAATGGGTTAAATTCCCTTTCGACTAGCAAGCCAAGGTTTTATCGTCGGTCAACGAAAGGACGTACTTTAACAAATTGCAAACGCTATGGTTTGAGCAAGGGACGGGAAACTCTTTTCAATCGGAGAATCCCCATGAATGCAATCACCCTTTCCACACCCTTGTCCGTCGAAGCTTTCGCGTCCGGGCTTACCGGCTCTCGCGAGTTCGCAATGTCTCACAAACCGGACAAGAACGGCAATATCAAAACCGGCAACCTCGCACACGCATTTGCATTTGCGACAGGCGAAGCCCGGAAAGATATTAGCCGTGCCATGTACGCGAACTGGCTCGCCAATGGAACTTACCGGCCATTGGTGCGCGCCATCGTCGCGCAACTGCCCAAGTCGGCGCAATCTTTCGCGCAAGCTTTGGTCGGTTCCGGCCCCGTGTCCAAGGAAGTGTTTATCTCGACATGCCGTGCCATCGTCAACATGATCGACGATACCGGCAAGGAACCAAAGGGACAAAAGGCTTTCTATTACGGTCTGTGCAAGGCTGTAATCAACGAAGCCAATCGTTCCGACGACAGCAATATCATCGAAGCCTAATCAACCCTTCCCGTCCCGTCCCTTCCTCAAACCATAGCAAGGCTAACGCGATCCCAATGACTAGCAACCATTGGTGCATGGAGTTAACAGCCATGATGACGGGGCAGGCTCGCTTACTAATTCCAAAGGTTTGACAAGATAACCTAAAGGTTACGGTAGTACAAACAACAAAACCCGGATGCAGGACAGGCGCATGGCGCAGGTCAAACCCCAACGTAGATAGTCCGTATGCAACCGGAATCTTACGTAGGCCTACTGGAAAGACAGTAGCACGCAAAGTGTCTGCGGTTAGAAAGGGACACGGACGCCAACCCGGTGCGCGGCGCAGGAAACCGGGCGTAGTACAAACACATACCAACGAAGGAGCAAGCATGGAAACCGTAATCGTTAAAGTGTACCGAGTCAAAGCAGGTACGTTCGTACGTCCAACACTCAAACCAATCGGAGGCGAGCATCCAAAGCCCTACATGCGCGGCGGACACAAGCCACGGAACTGGACTTCAGTCGCGACAGCATACGGTAGTACAAACAAGCATGCAGCACCTGGAATGCGGCAAATCGTATTCGAAAAGCCCAAAAAAGTGTAACAAATGCCATTGTTACAATGTTATACCTAATGTTATGTTACGTTTCACGTAAGTCCTTGATTTTATTGAAAAGTTACAATGTTATAATGTTATGCGGGTCAAATTGAGTTTACGGGCACAGAAAGTGGCCCTAGCTTAGTGAATACCCACACTAACAGTAGGGGCGCTACCTGTTCTCTCACTTTTTTTCAGCATAACATTATAACATTATATATATACTTTTAATAATAATAATAATAAAAACAAGCACTTACATGCACTTTTGCCGGTAACTTTTTTTCGACTTTTTATAACATTCTCTCTGGGGTAAACGTAACGCTCTTCATAACATTGCCCCATCCACGCGAAGGAGTCCCATGCAAAACCAAACAAACCCAAACGTAACATTAACAAACGTAACGTCGTGGTGCGTAGTGTGCGCTGAAGAAGTACCTCCAGCACGTGCTGCCCTACAAAAACATAACAAAGAAGTAATTACTTGCTTACGTTGCGGAGAGGCCCGAGCAATCCAGAAACGTAACACGTGGTGCGTAATACAAACCTATGGCAAAGGAGGCTACCAATTCGTAACAAATGAATCCGCCCCACTGATGCTGAAACAGACCAACCAAAAGCAGATAAGGAGTTAAACATGTACCTAGTAACTGATGACTACGGCACCCGAGTGCGCTGCTGGACACGAGCCACTGCTCTTGACTGGTTACGCTACTGCAGCCCCCACGCCCAGGTGCACAACATCTGGGGCAAGCTAGTTGCAACGAGAACACAGGAGGAAAGATGAGCTACAAACTAAAGAAAAACCATGCCGCCAACCAACGGCACTGGATAAACAAGCACATGGAGTGGGAGTGCTACTTGTGGGCTACGCAACTGGAGGAATACCCAAACTCCAGACGGATGGACATGCAGGATGTATATGCGTGGTGCGATAAAGGTAAGACCGATGCCGACAAGCTGCGTAGGTACTCAACTGTAGCCCTGGCACTGCAGTACCCAGTGGTTGTTTTTTATGGGCTGGGGGATCGCTGCTGTGTGCGCGGGTTTCGCTACGGCACAGACGGACATGAGTACGCCAGTGGATTCAAAATTTTGGAGGAGCTAGAGAAATGACAGGAGAAGAGGAATGAGTAAAAAACCAACCAAAAAAGAATGGATGAAAGATATGGCAATGCACGTGCTTCCCAAAGACCTACCCGAGTACCACACAGGGGATGGCATAAAGCTTTTCGATCCTAAGACTGACACGACGACGTTCGTGCCGCCTACAACCAAGAAGTATCTAAAGGAGAACTGAAATGAAAACAAGTGAACTAACAGGTGCCGCCCTTGACTGGGCGGTGGCGAAAGCTGAGCGCCTAGATTGCTATGTTGATATGCGTGGATCACGCAACGGCTGGGCAACGTTTGTTGACCTTGGCGAGCACACCCACATCCGATACACGCCCTCGGAGCATTGGGGTTTTGGTGGACCGATCATTGAGAGGGAGGAGATTGCCCTAGAACCAATGACGCATGACGAGCACGGTGATGGGTGGCTGGCTACTCGGGTCGAAGGCCCAGCCGTATGTATGGAGTTTGGCCCAACCATGCTCATTGCAGCAATGCGCTGCTACGTAGCAGCCTGCCTCGGAGACGAGGTGGACGTGCCGGAGGAATTGAAATGAACTCAGCAACATTCTCAACACACGATGACAAATACCTAGTCACGTCCTACGGCAACGGGTGGGCGTATGAGGTCGAGTGCGCGGAGACTGGCTATTCGTTCTGGGTGCAGGACAGCGATGCAGATGATCTACGCACATCTACAAATGACTTTGAGGATACCTACGTATTGACAGAGATGATGAGCGTGTTGGGTGAACCGTCCGAACAAGCACTTGCACAGGAGCCAGAACTCTATGACCAAGTAACTGAAGAGGAGAAATGGAAACGAGCCTTTGACATTGTAAAGAATCATTGGTACAACAACGACGTGCTGTAAGCACATAGCGAAGGAGAAAGCACCATGACAAGAAGCTCTGAAATCAATTTTGGCAAGACGATTAGTCTGTCTCAAGCTGCGGCTCTGATTCGTAGCAATCCTGAGACCATCTTCCTGTTGCAGGGTGAGCCGGGTATTGGCAAGTCCAGTCTGCTTGAGTCTCTCGCCGAGAGTCTTGGGTATGAGTATGCCTACATTGACGTGCCGAACATGGATCTTGGTGATATCTGTATGCCTGTGGTGGATCACGCTACACGTACAACTAAGTACTATCCCAACTCACGGTTCAAGCTGCAGGAGGGCAAGCCCGTGCTCATCATGCTCGATGAGTTCTCCAAGGGTGCTGATCCGGTGAAGAACATGCTGCACCCGTTGTTCGAGAAAGCCAACCCCAGGCTGGGTGATGTGCCGCTGCCTAAGTATCCGCAGCCGTCCATAGTGTTTATGACTGGCAACCTGAGTACCGACGGTGTCGGTGATAGCCTCAAAGCACATACGTTGAATCGTATTGTGCCGGTGACTGTGCGTAAGCCTGATGACAAAGAGTGGCTAACGTGGGCGAGCAAGAGCGACATTGCACCCGAGGTCATGGCGTTTGTGCACAGATACCCGCATGTGCTTGCGTCTTACTTGGACGATGACCAGAAAGACAATCCGTATATCTTCAACCCACGTAAGCCCCAAGCGGCGTACGTGACTCCTCGCTCACTGCACACTGCGTCTAATATCGTCAAGAGCAGACAACATATTGACAACGATACGCTGATCGCTGCTCTGTCTGGTGCTATTGGTGAGACTGCGAGTCGAGACCTTCAGGCGTTCATTGCGTTCGCCGACCAGCTCCCATCGTGGGATGACATCATCAACAACCCCAAGTATGCGCAGGTGCCGGACAACCCTGGCGCGTGTTCAGTAGTTACTTACGGTGCCATAAGCAAAGTGACCAAGGAGACTATGGACGCGTTCATGACGTACATCGAGCGGTTCGAGCCTGAGTGGCAAGCTGTGTTTTGCATACAGCTCAGTAAGAACCCAGCCAAGCAGAAGATTGCGTTTGGGTCGAGTGCGTTTGCTCGCTGGGTGGCTCAAAACCAAGATTTATTGTAGGAGAAACACATGAACGAAGAACGTAAGCTGAAGCTCGCAAAGATCAACCTGATGCGTAGCCCCAAGTTCGCGCTGCTCTCAGGCATCTTGATGGTGGGCAAAACTAAGCTGGTGGACAACCTGCCCGTACCTGCACGAACCAACGGACGAGACGAGGAGTACGACCGAGGGTTTGTTGTAGAGCTAAACGTCAACGAGCTGGCCTTTGTGATTGCTCACGAAGGTGCACACAAGATGTATCGCCAGCTCACCACGTGGCGCAAGCTGTATGAAGAGGATAAAAACCTAGCCAACATGGCCTGTGATTACGTAGTTAACCAGATGCTCATAGACGCTGATCCACAGAACTCAGTCATCACGATGCCGACGTACAAGAAAGGCCCGATGCGTGGTCAGCCGATGGGGTTGATTGATCCACGGTTCAGAGGGATGAACACCAAGCAGGTGTTTGACATACTGAAGAAGGAGCAGCAGGAGGGGGGCGGTGGTGGCGGGATAGACGAGCACGATTGGGACGGCGCTCAGGACATGACTGAAGAGGAGAAAGAGCAGCTCGCCAAAGA